GTAGCCACTCGATGTCGGAGACCATCCCGTGATGAAGGTCGCGGCGTAGTCGGTTTTAAGTTTGCCAATCATCGAAGCGATCGTGTCACCACGCTGAGGCACGAAGTTTGAATACCCGCGAGCAATGTCTGGACTGCGAGAAATATTGATTCCGACCGCGTCGTTATATAGCAGGTAAGTTGCCGGAGGATATCCAGCCATCGTCATCATGTCACCGATGGCGTTTTCTGCGGTGTAGCCGTCGTAGAGGATTCCGTCCTGGAAGTAATACAGCTCAAAGTCTCGTGAACGATCCTGTCCTTCAAATTGTAACGTCGAGAACTTTAGACTCGTATCACCCTGCTCATACTGAATCTGCGGAGGCGCCAGTGTCCCGCGAAAGATATCGGTGTAGACCGGTGGGTCAGCGCTGTTCGAGATAGCGACACGAATAGGACGGTCACCTGTGATTTGTGGCTGTGCCACTCCAGCATCCAGTAGCTTCTGACGTCTGGCTGACATCTTGAGCGTGGTACGCGAAGTCTCATCGACAGACAACACTAAATCATCGATGTATTGTGTGATGTCGACTGGACCATTGTATGTCGATGTGGCAGCTGGTGTGCTGCTTGCCATCGCTGCCGATAGGCCATACGTCTGCGTGTAAGGACTCGGAGTCGTGATGGTCACTTTGATTCGCACATTCTCAATGACGCCATCTGGCGTGTACGGAGAAAAACCATCGGTTACAGCGACGGCTGTAGTGACAGTCCCTGCGGATGTTCCGACTACATCACCCCACAACTGCGGGACGAATGTCGCACCAACCGGAGGAGGATATCGGAGCGTGATGTTTTTGCTGTAAAAGATTCCGGTCGTCTCGTATGCCACCGGAGCGATCTGCACAGTCGGTCGACCATACGGGACCTTCCACGCAAATGAACCAGACGGAAGGATGGTGTTTCCTTCGACGTCATTCAAGTCCTCAAACATATGGCAGAAGTTAGCACCGAAGGTCGAGGTCACCAGCACCTCACGACGCTTAAGCGGAATGATCATCAGGCTGACCTGTCGCTGACCGACAGCACTGGCAGTGGTTACAGCTCGACCAGGATTCTTGTTTGTGTCAGACTGGTCGTAGACACCCTTCTGGATTCCATTTTTGTAGACGATGCATGAGCCGTCGCCACGAAACACCATCTCGACTGTCGATGCGGATCCGTAGCCCCACTGCACTCGAAGGAATGGCAATGAACTTTTATCGACCCAGTTCGGCACATACGCGCTGATGTACCATCCTTGATTCGCAACATATGAGGCAGTCGTTTTGACATACTCCGCATTTGCAGTGCCGAGCGTCGTCGCTGTCAGGTAATAATCACCCGCCGCATTGATCTCCATCTGCTTCCAGACAGACCCCGTCACGAGCGTGTAGGCGCTTCGTGGAACACGCGCATAGAGTCCGCTGTAATTGCTGGACCATGCTTCAGTGACAGGGAGAGGTGCTGGCATGGCGGTATTTGTCACGGAGTCAAACCAGCCGGTAGAGTTTGCACGGTCCCATGAAGTTCCGTCGGCACCAACACACACGCGCCCTAAGCCAGGACGTGGCTCAGGGCAGTCGACCTCGACCTTTAGCGGCCAGTTTGTTGCCATCTAGATACGTCTCATTTCAGTGACCAGGTTCTGTCGCCCTTGCTGGATCATCATCTTCCGCATCGCGCGCTCGAGGTCCGTCGATGCCGGGATGAGTGTCTGTGGGATGATGCCGACGCCACCCTGGTTCGTCGGGTTGTTTCCTGCATTGAGTTCCGCAGCCGTCACACCGATCGCGCCCAGTCGCCCACCACCGAACGTCTGTTTCCGCAGGTCAAGCAGATCTCGAGTGGACCCTGTGTTCTTCGCGATCTCATAGAGGTGTCCCTCCATGCTTTTGGCCATGTCTACGAATGCAGCCTGCATCTTGGCTGCGTATGTTGCGATGTCTATCATTGTATTGATCAGACCACCGCCCTTGCCTTCGGTCGACTTTGCTGCAGCAGCAGCTGCTTCGGCTGCTTTGCCGATTGGAGGTTTTGTATCTGGAGGCGAAAGTGCTGTGGTGCCTCCAGTCTTCTCGCCGCTTTGCTCCATACTGTCAAAAATGGCATTCATTCCATAGATAGCGGCACCAGCAGCTACAACGCCAGCGAGAACCTTTGCGATACCAGCAGGACCGGCCAGTGCATTGACCAATGCCTCACCAGCCGCTATTAACTTAAGGCCGTTTGCCAGCTGCTTCATAACTTTGACTAGGGTGATAATGCCATTGACAATCTGGACTGCAGTGATGGCAGCCAGTGTCGCAGCGATACCCATAAGGATTGTCTGTGCAGCCGAACCATTGACCTTGACAGAGTCAAAGAACTTTGTGATATCTTCAAGGCCTTTTGTGATGGCTGGCGTCACAAGGGCCAAACCAGCACCGAAGATATCACCGACCTTGACCTTGAGTTGCTCAAACGAATCGACGATGGTTGCCATCTGCGAATTTGTATTCTTCGCCATGCGCTCCGTCATGCCGCCGTACTTCTTGTCAATGACGCGAAACAATGCGTCGAGTGTTTCTGACGCACTCGAGATCAAGGTTCCGTTTTTGTCGAACGTGATTCCTTCGCCAGCAAAATCCTTTTTGGATAGGCCGAACATTGAGAGCGTTTCGGAATCTGGCATGATGCCTTGATTCAACTTACCCATCATGTTGACCAGGGACTTGAGGTGTTCCTCATCGGCACCGAATGCCGCGCCAAGATCAGCGAGTTTCGGGAGTGCCTTTTGCGCGTTCAAACCCATCGCCTGCAAACCGACTGCGGCGTTCGCAAGCTGCTTTGTGGTGAACGGTGAAGGACCGGCGACTTCGCGAACCTTCGCCATGACCTTCGCTGCTTCGGCTGCGGATCCTGTAACGACTTCGAGTCGTGTGGCTAGTTCCTGAGCTTCTCCGCTTGCAGTGAGTGCAGACTTTCCAAATGCGATCAGGCCACCCATGGCACCAAGTGTGGCGCCAAGCTTTCCAAGCTTTGACAGCTGATCGCCATAACTTACAGCCGAGGATTTACTATGGTCTAAAGCATCAGCTGTCGACTTCGCCTCAGCCTTGACGTTCTTTAGCCCCTGGACTGCATCGCCAGCGCCTGAAACTTTGAATACAATGTCGAAGATGCCGAGCGCCATTAAAGTGTCCTTTTTGCCATGACCGACATCACGGCCTTGACAATTTCCACGATCTGATTGTCCCAGACTTCAGCCGCCCATGCGACTTCAGCGAACTCGTCCAGGCTGAAATCGGTCTCACGGGGATGGCGCTTCAAATGCCGCACACTTGTGTACAGTATTGTCTGCGCCACCCCGCTTAGTCGTTTGGGACTTCGTCTACCGCCGCTGCAAAGTCAATCGGAAACGCTTTGGCGAACTCCGCGACAACATAGAGGTATATGTCAGATCGGTCACGGGCTAACTGTGCGAAGCGCCTTCCGGGATTGATTTCACCATCGCCAGGCTGAATCACATAACAGCGCGCCATGATCATCAGAATCTGGAGCATCTGAGCTGGAAACTCAGGGTATGCAATCTTCAGCATTTTCTCAACTTCGGGTCGAGGAAACAGATCGGATGCCTTCGGTTCGCGGAAAACGATTGAACCTGGCGTTCCGATGAAGCGCTCGATGTCGACGACGAGATTCGGTCGACCCTCTAGTTTGGGAATGTTGTCAAAGATTGAACTCAAGTTATGATCCTGCCAGACCAGTGATTCCGGACACGCCAAGCTTGATGGTCGCGGTTTCGGTCTGTGTTTCTTCCGGAGTCAGGGACAGCCCTGCTTCCGTAACCATACCAAAATACTTGACCACGTTGCCAGCAACTGAAGCTGCACCATCGAGGTCGACATCGATCTCACAACCGAATCCGACTTTGGTCTGGAAAAGAGGACCAGTGGTGTTGTCGATGTACAGCTCGAGGTTGACTGTTCCTGCCTGTGTTGTTGGTAGGGACGCCTCATAGACCGCGCATAATGCAGTGGCATTGACCATATTCTGCGTGACAGTCGTGCTGAAGCTCTTCGCGAGACATTGAACCGAAGTTGCAGTCGTGGTCGGAAGTGCAGTCGTGTCGCCAGTCAAAGCGGCAGCGGTGAAAGTGATTGTAAGTGTTACATCTTTAGCGAGAAGCGGACGGGCCATAGTTATACCTCTGGAGTTATTGTGGCAACGTAAATCTGAGCGATGCCATTATCGACGCGACCATCCTGCGACACGTCGACAGATGAACTGACGGATGCGCGATTCAGGAAAAAGACAGGAGTCGTCGAGTTTACTGTCTGTCGGTTTAGTAGTGTATCGATTCGGTCCACGATGCCCTTGATGCGAGCCATCGAGACTGCACCAGACTGCGTGTCCCAGCACCACACCTGGTGCACGGAACTGGTGAGGATTCGACCGCCACACATGGCCGTTGTGTCGTCCTGGCCATTGTCAGTGTGACGCACAACGATGTATGGAACCTGTGGCTGTCGTAGGCTGATCGGATCCTTCTCGGGAGCCAGATACAGGTATATTCCCTGCTGGTACGATGGCGATCTGTTATCGACCGCCAGCAGTCCTTGAAGCGTTGCATCAGCTGTGAGCGTGTCGAATATCCATTCGTCGACTACGAGTGATTCAACCATTGAAGTACTTCCTCACTACACCCTGGAACACACTCCATGCCTTCGTGCTGGCAGGTATTGCGAACGGTCGATTCTTCTTGAACTCGAGTATCTTGCCATAAGGCGCCGCGATACTGATCACGTACTCGTAATCATTTACTTTGCCGATTGTGATGGATGTCCGAAGATTACCAGTTGGCGCAGCTGGTGCTTCACCTGGCGCGGATGCTCGATACGTCGTTTGTGTTCCGGGGATCCTGTAGCGTCGTCCTGACTTTGGGCCAGTCATCAGTGCGATCATGCCAGTAAAAGCAGCACTTACTGCCTTTTGCAGAAAAACAGATAGCATGCGAAAACGGACCTCCGCGTCGTCAAAGCCTGAAAGGTCAACCTTGACGGTCACGGTGCTAGGACCTCGATGAGCAGTGGACCGAAGCGTCGCACGGTAGTCGAGACCGTGAAAGACAACGTCAAGCGCACGACAGCTGCTGTCGGGTATGCGGCAGGGTTCAGGACCGTGACAATGCCCTGTGAGGACAGGGACTTCGTGAGCGTGGCGCTTCCTCCACCGAACGAATACGCGACGCCTGTGGCGGCTGTCGTGTATGTCGCCGCTAGAGTACCTGTCGTGATGTCAATCGGAGAGCCGTTGTCATCGACCAGGCGCACCACGTAAGTGTGCCAGTCTCCGGTCCAGGCCGCGATCTGCGTGACCTGTTCCGGATCTTCGGTGATTTGTAAAATGTTTACACTCATACTGGCCTCACATACAATCTTAGCGGTCCAAAGATCTGCGTGTCGGTCGCGCCTGTTGTCCTGGTCACTAGAACAGTGTACGTGCCAGATGTGTTCGTAACCGTAGTCGTCAGACCGAATGATAACCGCCCATTGTCCGCATACGTGGCAGTTCCACTGTATGTGGCCACGAGTGTCCCCGCCGAGCTGTAGACCTTCGCTGTGACCGTCGCGCCAGTGATGTCGATACCAGTGCCATTCGCGTCAGTGACCTGGACATCGATGCTCGTGGCTGTCCCGACATTGACATCGAGCGGCTGATCAGCGCCTAAGCCATCAGCCAATAGTTGATAAGGTCCGATGTGTACGCTAGTCGCAGCTGACACAGGAGTCAACAAATCTGCGGAAATGTAGTCTGTTCCGTTGTGAAGGAGAGCGCCTTTGAGCTCATCGGCTGCCGCTGTTGAATCGACAATCGCGTGGACATTAGCCTGGATGTGGAACGATGTCCCGACATCCACAGGACGATTGTCGACCGTAGTTTTTAGAAGTCGTGCGCCCATTGATCCAGCAGTTGTGTACGATGACGCAACAGCATCAAAGACCGCTGCGGCTGTCTGCGCTGCCGTCAAGCCACCAGATGAAAGCGTGACCGTCATTACCGCACCGTTCGTACCAGAGGCACCACGCACCACGATAGTGACATCTGATGCACCAGCGGCAAATGCAGCGTTAGGAACGTCCAAACGATACACGCCCGGCACGAGGCTCGACGATATCTCAGCAAAGCCACCAGAAGTCCACGCGCCTGTAGGTGTCTGCGTGACCAGCGTGATAGCCACTGGAGCCGACTGGTTGCGGACGTAGTATGCCGCTAGACCGCTCGTGTTGAATACCAGCCCTGTAGCACCGAGGTAGAGCTCAACGCTTTGTGATGTGCTTGCTGGAGCGATGGTGATGGCGGATGCGTTCCGCTCTGTTGGATTGTAAGTTGGTGATAGTGTGCTTGATACGCTAAATGTCTGATACCCAGCGTCAGGCGTTGCACCAGTCCAAGCAGTTGAGTATACGTCTGTTGCTTCCGCTCCCGTTGCCGTTCCGAATCCTTGGTTAGGGCTATTCTGTTCTGGACTCCAAAAGTCTGTTGCCGATAATCCGACCATTCGGCTGTATCCATATGACAATCTTGACGATCCTACAACTACACTATTAGTGCCAGCAGTTACATTGGTTCTTGCTGTACTCGCACCGATAATCCTGTTGTAGTCTTCATCCTGTGCAAGTGTGCTTGAGCTTTGAATAGCATTTATACAGAATAAAAATAAATTGTTTCTGATTTGGCTTTTGAATGAAGAAGACCCCGAACCAATAATGATTGAGTTTTGATATGCACCATTAAATGTGCAGTTTTGAATAACGGCTTGACAGGAAGAAACAGAAATTTGATACCTTCCACCAAAAAAAATACAGTCTTTTATAGATGATGTATCACTTACATTGTTTCCAGCTAATCCACAGACAACAGCCGCTGACTCAAAAATACATTTTGAAATAGTGGCATTTAATGCAGACGACGTTGGTGCATACAAATCCAAACAAGTAGCAGTACCTGTGACACCGGAATATCCTTGTTGTGAAAACAGGCACTTTGTAAATGTTAGGTTTTGACTTGTAGCAAAATAAACTAAAGCCTGACCTAATGTGCCGTCTCCTTTACCCTCAAAGATAAAATTACTAAAGGAAAGATTATTTTTTGATGTGCCTCTTAAGATATATCCAGTATATGTAGGTGCTGCGGTACCAGTGGATGTATATCCTGACAATCTAACGATACCAGCTGATAAACCAGTAAACTGTGAAGCGGTAACGTCACCTATGATTTGCACCGTAGACGATGGACTTGTAATTCCGACTGTCACCTGTTCAAAATAATGACCGGGTGCTACATAAACAATGTCACCACCCACGAGTCCTGACGTGTTGCTAAGTGCTTTTTGTATAGTCAACCACGCTTGATTGCTAGCAGGGCCTGTACCTGCATTAGTATCACTTCCGCCCGGTCTAACATAATAAATTGCCATTACTCAGCCGTCCCCGCTACAATCTGTTGAGCCATAATCACTGCAAACTGTTGCACAATCCCGTATTGAAACTCTTCATCTTGCTGAACCCACCAGACATTAACGCTGGTTCCATCAACACCAAACGTGCCTAAGATATCCCCGGCATCGTCGGTGATGTCACCAAAGACACGCCAGTCGGTTGACGGTGCAGGTTCCTTTTGTATGTAGAAGTTTTGCAGGTTCATTTGCCCACCTTCAGCGCATTGATTCCCGTACCCTTGAACGGCATCGTAAGGAACGCCAGCACAGAACTCACCGCAGCGGAGACACCCGCCGCTACCGCCTTGCTTCCGTAGAGTGCAAGCACTGCGCCGAGCTCGCTGAGGTCGTGTGCTTCGCTTGTGCGGATGCCATCGCCGAAAACGGAAGTGAAAGCAGCTGTAAAAGCCACGATCACAACGACCACGAGTCTTTTGATTGAAATAGAGTTCATCTGTTTATGACTGCCTCCAACGCGCTGACCTTGTTTTCAAGTTTACCGAGTCGCTGTTCGATGCGGCGCACTTCCTGCTGTTGACCATCGAGCGTCGAGATGATGTGTGCCACCTGAGTCTCCAGGCGCGTCAGCCTGACCTGCAATGCCACCCAAGCGGCACCGATTGACACCGTCGTGATAAACGCTTGAATACCGATCTGCACCCACATCTCTGGACTCATAGACTACTCCACCAATGACTTCACCTTTATCATGGTGCGATAAGGTCCAAGCTTGCACCACGCAGTGGATACACTTAGCCGTTTGTCCTGGCGCGGAGTCCAATGGTTTGACTGACTGCGTTCGTGTGGCCGTAGTCTGATCCGATGACCTCGTAATATGGCGCGAGGTTCTGAGGATTCCCGCTGGTGTATATTCTGTCATCGGCCTTGACTTCGATGTCTGGTGAACACGTGAGCGTCCATGTACCAGACTGCTCGATCATGCCGCCGACGATGCCCTCCGTGTCGCCGGTGTTGCTTATGGTGCCACGGATCTCAGCGACCTGTATCCAGTGTTGAGACACGCCACCTATGCCATCCGCCTGATTGACGGTCCGCCAGATCGCGACACGGTCAGCGTACGAATACGCCTGGATCGCGTTCTTGAGCGCTGTGGAATAAGTTGCCGGGATCATACGAACACCATCGGTGAGAAGCGCTTCGCCTGGTCGAGACAATGCTCGCGGAGCACGGCCATTTTCGCATCGACCTGTCCATCCTTGACATCGATGAGATGCGTGATGCTGGACGCTTTGCGAATCCACCCCTGTCGCGCAGCTGTGCGAATGTCATAGCGCTCGATGTTGGCGGGTCCTATGTCCTGCCACAAGAGGTCACCACTTCCATCATTGACAGAATAGCCAAGTGTCCTGGTCCACTGTGGGAACTGCGGTTCCGTGGCGCTCGATGTCCCTGCAATGACGCACTGGTAGAGTCGACCATTCGCTACGGTCGGGATGATGATGTCGCCGACCACGAAGGCTGTGGATGCGGTCCAGACAGTCCAGCGAGCGTGATCGTCCACGAGCTGCTGTAGTGCGGTCGAATCGAGGAACGGATACTGATCTGATGCGACCATCCACGCGAGACGGTCGAGTGCTTGAGTCCTAGTGAGTGGCATGGTTTACATCCTAAAAACAAAAGGGGAACGGGAATGGTATCCCGCTCCCCTTGACTGCGAAGGTGCTACAGACTAGCTAGCAGCACACTGAAGGACGATGAGCGAACCTGGGACCTGATCGGCCACGGTTGCAGTCACGTTGCCAACGTCGAAGGCGTTGAACGCATAGCGCTCGGTTGCCTTGAACGTAAGCGCATCCTCGATGAACTTGACCTGGTCAGAGACCTCGACGCTCACGCCACGACGGTCACCGAACGCGACACCCTTGGAGAGATCTCCGAGGACTGCCATGTCACGATTTGCAGCTGGTGCGCTTGGCATATTCTGAACGAACGAGATCGGAATACCGAACAGTGTTGGTTCAGGACCGTAAGCATTCTGGATGTCCATGATGCTGTTTCCGGAGAGTGCAATCAACTTGTCTGCGACGCCGTTGTAGAACACCTGCTTGTGCATGTACCAGCGTGGCTGCGTGGCATATGGCTGAAGCTTCGCGACCATCGACTGGAAGTTCGCCAGGGTAAAGCTGGAGAGTGCAGTCTGTGATCCGGAAGGACCGACGACCATCGAGGCAATGCTGGAGAAGGTTCCAGAAAGCGCCTTGATCTTTGGCATGATTCCAGTGATCGAACCATACGTCGATGTGCCATCACCTTGGAATGCAGCTGCATCCTCAGCGTTGGCGAGGCCGTATGCGAAGTCCTGAGCCAATGTTGCACCAAAGTCAATGACGGTGTCTTCGTTCAACTCTTTGGAGACAATGGTCAAGATCGCGAGTTTCTTCGCGGTCAGTGCGACCTGTGTGAAGGTGATGTCCGACGCAGTGATGGCGGTCGCTTCACCAGGATAATAAGTCGTGGTCGAAGTGGAGGCGTTTGGCACGTTGAGGATGTCAGAAGTCATCGGATAGATGCGGCTGTAACGACGTGCGATTCCGTACTCGTTACGAAGCCAGATCAGGCTGCTCGAAACGATTTCAGGAACCGTATATCCACCAGCGCCGTTGTCACCTTCGGTCTGCGACTTGACGCCATGCTCGTTGCACCACTTGGCTGCGGAAGCATTGCCGAGGACCGTACCACGAACCCACTGGCCGAATGCGTATGCTTTGTAATCAGCCTCAGCCTTTGGTCCAGGGAATGGATTCCGGACAACACTGCCGGACTTCCATGGCTCATGCTTTGGCGCAGCTTCAGCTGCTACAGGAGCAGGCACGGAGCCGAACTCCTTGAGCATGTCGATGCGCTCAGAGAGAGACTTTGCGGATGCATGCAAGCGATTAGCTTCGGACATGTCGCCGCCGTTGATGAGGACTTCTTTTGCAGCTGCGATAGTAGACTGTCGCTGTGCTTCGAGTTGTTCAATATTCATTAGGATAACTCCAGGATCATGAGCTGGCGGAGGAGAGCGTTCTTCGCTTCGTCCACTTCGCTCGGTTGGTCGACGATGGTTACATCTTCGCTCGACGCTTCATCCCGAAGCTCGGACCAGATGGTTTTTGCGAATCTTATCGACTCGCTACGTGAGAGACACACTGCATCCCGCAGGCGTCGCTCCACTTCCCGAATGGATGTCGGTCGCTCGTGCTTCGACTTCATCGATTGCACTTCCGCTGCCGGATCCTTTAGATTTGCTGTGAGTTCTTTTGCTTTGCTAGCAAATGCATCGATGATGGCGTCGATGTGTCCTCGACCGAGACCAGCATCGAGAGCGGCCATCATGCCAGCACAGAGGCGATCGTAGAGTGCCTCGATGCCTTCGTGGACCATCTCTGCCGCCAGATCGCCGTAGACCTTCTCCACGAATGTCGCCACGTCTTCACCTGGTGCGACTGGAATCATCAACTCTTCTTCTTCCATGCCATCCTCCATGTCGCCATACATGTCCTTCAACGACTTGACCATGTTCATTGGTTCAGCAGGTGTCGGTGTGAGCGATGCCTCACCGATTGGCCAGCGTGTGATTTCATAGCGGCCATCGGCCATCTTCTTCCGCTCGACCATGTGACCCGTGGCGCCGGACGAATATCCAAGCTTGCCAGACTTCGCGAGTTCCTGGATCATCTTCTGATACTGGTCAGCCATCTCCACCTGGCTCTCATACCAGAGGCCCTTGTCGTCCATGGTGATGTAGCCGGTTCCGATGCGTGACTTTCCGACCTGCTTGTCCTGGCCGTGATGGTAATAGAGGTTCATTGGTACGCGCTCGCCAGACTTCATCGGTCGACCGAAGTCAGTGCTCGCTGTGAAGTAGTCGCCCTCGAGGTCAGCGCCACCGAAGCGCACCAGGTAACCACGCACACGACCGTTGTCATCTGCTTTGATTGCATCACCGAAGGATACCAAAGTCTGCATCATAACTCCTTGACCGGCACGACCACGGCCTGTGGTCCCCACTCCGCGTTCGGTACTACTTTACCGAATGCACTGAGAGGTGTGCCTGTCTCCCACAAACGATACCGCGAAGGTCCAAGGACCTGCCGACGCTCCGCTTCACTCAACATGCGGAACTGTTCCTCTTTGGTCGGAAGTTCTTCCGGTTCATCAAAACTGCCTGGCGGCAGTCCTGCAAGTTCAGCGTACGTCGGTGTGATCGGGACGATCGTACATCTACAGTTTGGATGCGAAGGAACAACATCTGCAACTGGATTCGGATCTCCATGGAGACTCCAACAAACCGGACAGACATTGACGTCACCAGCTGAGATGCGGCGCCAGCCACGAACGATAGACAGATTCGCCTCGAAGGTCTGTCGCTGTGCTTCGCGATTGGCTCGAATCATCTCTGTTCGTGCGATGGTAGCAGCTCGTGAAGGCGCGAGAGTTTCGTACGTCCTAGACATCCTTCGTGCGACCTGGAGAGGATTGAGACCTTGCGCGATACCGATCGTGACGTGGTCCAAAGCAAATGGACCGATGGCATCGAACAGCAGACCTAGCGGTGAGCCGTCAGCGGCGAAGCCGACCACGTTCGTTATCGCCTCGACGGGCAGCCGGTTCCACATCAGATCAGTGGTGAGTGACACCGACGAAGGAACACCAGCGACTGCTCGCACGAGATCCTCCTGGATGTCCAGCGACAGCTGTATGGCGCGACGTTGTCCGCCTGTTGCGATGTCGGTCGCCTGTGGCGCCCATCGTGCGACTTCATCAGCCATCTGGACATTGAGCGCCTCGAGGCGGAGCATGTACTCGCTGAGGCCACTGATGTCCTCACCTGCTGCCTGTGCCTCCTCGATGGCGGCTGTCACCGCTTCGAGGCGCTTGAGGTTGTCAGCCTGTAGGACGCCATACGTCCTGCTCATCTCGGAGAGAGCGGCGTTTTCACGGTATCGGAGCTTGTTCCTGTAGCTCTCGTTGACTTGATAGATATCAGGCATCGGTGTCGGTCAACTCGTATCCGTAATATGGATGATAGGACTTGCCGTTCTCCTTCGGTGCCATGCGCTTGAGGATCTCTTTGCGCGCAGCTGTGGACCAGCGATATCCAGCATCGCCACCCCATGCGGCCCATGCGACACGACCAGCGGAAGGATAACCATCCTCACCTGGTCGGAAACCTTCCGCTTGTTTGTCTACTTCGTGACGTCTGAAAAAGGAATACATGCGAAGGACAGTCGACTCGGACAACTTCTCGCCATTGATGATCTGATTCGCCCTGGCCCATGCGACAGCGGTTCCGCCATCACGACCAGCATCACGCCACTCGATGGCGCGCTGTGCTTCCTCCTTCATCTCTTTGGAGGGGATGAACTTTAGCCCTGGCTCAGATGCATCGTCGAATGCTTTGGTCTCTTCCTGGCGCACTGTGACAGGCAACAGGCCAAGATGCTGGATGCTGTTTAGTCCAACAGCCTGGAGTGCAGCCTCTGGCTCGAAGCCAGCACGAATCAAAGCACCAGCAGCGCCGACCAGCTTCGCAGTTTCATCGGCAGTTCGAGCTGTCGAGACTGGCGCTGCATCCGGAAGCAGAAGTTCCTGCGCGCCGATCTGCACAGGGACAGCGGTAGGGTGATAATAGCCTAGGTCATCATCCGATGGCGTCACACCAGCGACACGCTTCGCGGTTGCGAGGTCCACGATGCCACTCTTGTAGAGTCGCTCCGCTCTCTCTGCGTCCTCATTGAGGTCAGCCTGGAGTGATGGCACATTTGCTACGTCAAACTCGAGGTAGTCGCCAGGCTGCGTCTCTTCATAGTCTGGGAGCAGTGCGATGGTGAGCGCTTCGGACATCTGACGCATCAACGGAATCATCCCGTCAGTCCACGCACTCCTGGTCGCTTGCTCGAGGTTGCTGTAGGTTGCGCGCTCGAGGCCGCTTCCGAGTTGAAGGACCAGCGGATTGAGTCCGAGAGCTGCACACACGCGCTCTTCCGGTTTGCGGCGAATCTCATCGAACGCCATCTCGGATGGTTTGTGGCTGACCTGCTCGACCTTGAATGGTCCAGTCATCACCAACACGCTGCCGGCATTGTCGCCAGTGAAGTCCTGCTGTAGTTTCCGCTTTGTCTGTCTGGCATCGTCTTCGGACAAATCCTCGACACCGCCCTTGTAGTCTGGTCCGACCATGATGCTTGGCATGCCACCGTTTCGCACCATGCCGAATGCAGCGCTCGCTGCGACATTGTCTGTTGCAATCTCACGAAGTACCGACGTGACAGGAGACCGCCCGAAGCGACTGTCCTGCGGATCTCTGCCATAGCGGATGTGAATGAGGTCCTCGAGCGCGATGTCGTAGCTCGTGCCATCGACGGTGTACTGATACTTGATGAGCGGATTGACCTTGTTACCGACAGGTCTCATCATGTCAGCCGCCAAGTATTGCAGACCAACGACACGACCAGACACGCGCACCTTCCTAAAGTATGCGTTTCCGAGCAGCTGATAGTCTGGAAGAATCCACGACCACACGAGCGATGGCGGCACGTTCGGTGTTGGCTGTGCGAGCAGCTGCAGAATCGGGTGATCTGCGACTGTCTCGACCTGTCCATCAGGCATCGGTCGTCTGACTACAGGAACACCCTGGCTCCAGTTACGGATGTACCAGTCCATGCCGATTGCGACGATGGAGTTCAGCATCAGGTCGCCAGCCTGGTTCCTCCAGTTGAAACTCGAGCCTGGAAGGTTGCGTGTCAGAAGACTCCAGAAGTCGCCGTTCCCAGTGCCAGTGAAATAGGACGTTTGGCGCTGGATCAGCGGCGGCGGAAGCAGTGCATTTGGCGCGGCAGTTGCTTTGCCGATGAAGCGATCGAAGAGTCCCATGTGACTATTGTGTCCTTATCATGCGTTATACTGCACCCCACCCACCGCCACGACCGACCAGCTCGTCGTAGGCGTCAGTCAAAGCGTCGACGATATCGTCATTCTTGCCGAGCGGGAACGTCCGCATTTCGTCCAGGAGTTCGCGATTCCACGAAGCCGCGACCATGTACACGTTTCCGCCAGCGACCTGACTCGCGAACGGTTCAGCGCGCACATCCTTCGATCCTGTCACCGGCAGGACTGTCACAGCACTTCCATGTAACAGCCGAAGCATGTGCATCGCTTGACTTTTGCCAGCCTGACCAGGATCCTGCGGTAGTCGAATCCGAATACCACGGCCATCGAGAGCAGCTGTCTGCTTTATAACTTTATCGCGCTGGTCGGTGTCATACTGGCCACGCACGACATCGAGTATCCAGATGCGGCCATCCGTGTCACGTCCCATCTTGACGCCGACAGTGTAGTCACCACTTCCAGCTGTCGCTGCAAGGTCCCAGGCGCGAGACATCTTCGTGAGGTTCGGTGTCGCATGCTCGATGGTGATCCGGTCGCTCTTGAAGAAACTTCCCTCGCGTGGTGTTGGATGCTGCTGGTAGAGTGCTGACCATCCATAGTCACCACTGTTCGCGACCATGACCTCTTTGATGCGTCCGAGTTCCTTGACGTCATAGCGCTCTGGCCACAAAGCTTCGCCAGGCATTCGACCGATCTGGTCCTTCTCCTCCGCGATTGCCGGCAGGTTCAGTACTGTCCATCGATGAGGTTCCGAGCTGATTGCGCGAGCGGTGATGTCGTCATGGTGCCACCTGGTCGAGACAATGATGAGAGCGCCCTTCGGTTCGAGCCTCGTGTATAAATCGTCGGTGTACCAGTCCCATGCTTTGTCACGATACAGCGCGGACTCCGCATCCTCGCGACTCCTGATCGGATCATCGATGATGATGCGCTTGAAGCCGACACCGGTTGGAGGTGAACCGACACCACGCGCCATGAAGGTTCCGCCCTCCGGCAGTGACCATTCATCCTGTGCGGCGTTGTCCTTCGCGAGCTTTGTCCTGGACGAGACGATCTGTCTGGACTTACGACTGAAGCGCCTCGCGATGCGCTCGTTATAGCCAGTGACCAACACGTTCGCGGACGGGTCTCGCTCTATGCAATATGCCCCATAGCGGACCGTGACTGTCTCAGTCTTACCGTGGCGCGGTGGCATGTGGATCGCGAGTCTGTCGATCTCACCACGCTCCACAGCGTCAAGGTGTGAAGCGATGGCGATAAGATGCCGAGCTGTAAAGGACCAACCATTCGGGAGAGTCTCTCGAAGGTAGTCGAGATAACAGAGAGCCGTCTGCGCGCTAGTCTTCGTTTGGGCCTTCGCTGGCTGCGGAGAGAAGTTGAACCGAGAAAGTTGCAATCTTTTCGTAGAGAGTTGCAATCTGTGCGGCTGATTGGCCATTAACATACCTCTCGCTTTGTGTCGTCCTGGCGATGACCTGAAGTGCTTTGAGGTTGTCCTCGAGGACTGACGCCAGCAGGTCATCAAGCGATACAGCGTGGACCTTCGTAGTCGTCACAGTTTCCGACGCGTCGGAAACAGGTTGTAAGTTTCCGACACTTGACGACATGCGATCACGGATTGTGATGATAGTCGTTCGTGGTAAACCATGAATCCGAGAAACAACCGTCGGTGTCTGACCTGCCATCAAAGCAGCTTCGACCCGTGCGATTGTTTCTTCGTCGTAGATATTTGGACGTGCCATGTTTCTATTCTGGCTCATCCTGGCGCACTCTGCGCCTGTAGTGCATCTGTCCGTGGCATAAGTAGCACAACACCTGAACATCCTCCATCATCTCACCACCGAGTCTGATGTAGGTGATGTGATGCACATCGAGCTTGTAGCCGTCCTCCTGTCGACGGCCACACTGCTCACATGTTCTACCTGATCGCTCGAGCGCCTTCGTCCGAATGTCCTGCCAGCGCTGACTCCGCATGTACTTGCGACGGTAGTCGCGCCATGCCTCATCGACCTGGTCACTGGACGCTCCGATGGCCTTGAGCAGACTGTAGGTGTTGGACCATGGCTTTGCCATGATGCTCCTTACGATGTTGTCCGTGTCCATGTGATCTCATCCTTGACCGGGTGATCTTCGCCCCACATCCAGTCAGTCGCGAACAGCGACTCAGGGTCCAGTGTGAGGCCTTGTAGAGTCTTCGACTCATCACCCGTATGCATCATGAATGACTCGAACAGGTCTGAGTATCGGATGTAGACATCGTGGTCAAAGCATACGCGTGTAATCGGTTTGCCATGCATCAGGTGTTGAATAACTTCAGAGAACTTCATTCGATAACCGTCCAATCTCGCGCCAGGACATCATTGCCTGATAATGTTGCAAACCCCTTGCATCGCCAAACATTCGCACCATCGAGCTCGTATCGCATCAATGCAGATTCGACCAGCTGAAGCTTGAAACGAGCGCCATCACGCCACACAGGACGTCCTGCGCGCACGTCTACAAGGATTTGTTCGAAACTCTTGCGACCACCCCAATTGTTTTGTTTCTTGCCGATACATTCTTGGAACTCAATCCGCAGTGAAGGTTCTGACATCATCCATCGATTTATCATCATTATTGGATAACCAACGACTTCGGCTGCTTTGCTCCGTGTCTCACCGCTTGCGATGAGCTCCGCCCACTTGATCACGGTCGCGGTCTTTTCATCGAGCGAGATGTAAGGGTCCATTTTCTTGACTGGCCTGTCTGGAGTTTCTTCCCTGATCCATCGATGCAATGTCTTCTCCGACATATCCATAATCTCAGCTGTGCGTCTTATGTTGTGACCAGCAGCTCTCAGATCTTTGATTCGCACCATGAGGAGTTTGCGCTCCTCAATATTTGTGTTCTTCGACATTGATTCTCCCCTTCAAAGTAAAAGACCAGGCACACCGTTCGGATAGTGCG